AGCCGACTAAACGTCAGACTATTCAGAAAGCTGTAAACATGCAGCGCCGTCTTAGATTTCATACTGAGACGAATGTTGCTATATCTGATATTAACCAACCTACGACTATATTCCTTGATTGGGTAAGGCAGTTGCTTCCGAAGGATAAATTCAACATATTTCTTCATCTGTTCAAATTCCCGTTGCCAACACCTGCTGTAGTTGAGGACGTCTATAGAGAACTCGAAAGGGTTTTCTATAGTCGTAACTCATCAGGCTCATACCAGTTTACAGACTTAGAGCTTGCAGAAGACTGGTCTCAGTATAAAAAGAATAGCCTCAACGAGCCAGAGGTGTGGAAGACAACCGGATGGAAGAGAATGCAGGTATCGCCAAATAGTATTTTGGTAGTAGACCTTCCTCAAGTACAAACATCTTTGCGCCCAGAGCCGTATTTTTATTGGCTTGAGATTGATGCCGTAATTGATTACCAGACTTTTAGACTTGATGAAAATCGGTTTGAGTGGCTTATTTTCAAACAGCCGGAACATCGAATAGCTGTATTTGATGATACTTCTATAAGAGTATATCAGCTGAATGAGAAAAATGAAATTCAGTCACTTATTTCAGAAGCAAAGCACGATTTAGGATATTGCCCAGCTCGGTTCTTTTGGTCAACACAACTCAATGAGAAAAATAAAGACCTTAAGAAAAATCCAATTACAAAAGAGCTGTCAAATCTTGATTGGTATTTGTTCTTCTCTATTTCGAAGCAGCATTTAGACTTGTATGCACCTTATCCTATATATAGTGCGTATGAAGCTGATTGTAATTTTGAGAATAATGAGACTGGTGATTACTGCGATGGAGGTTTTCTACGCAATGCAAAAGGCGAGTATAAAATTCTCAATGATGGAACAGTTGAAAAGTGTCCTTGCTGTAGCGAAAAGCGTATAGCTGGTCCTGGTTCATTCTTAGAAGTTCCTATACCAAATCAATCTGAAGGTGTCACAGATATGCGTAATCCTGTTCAGATAACTACTATCGATAAAGACTCACTTGATTATAATGTCAATGAGTGCGCAAGGCTTAAAAATGAAATTGTAATTTCTGTTGTTGGTTCAGGTGGTACTGTAAGTGAAAAAGAAGCTATCAATGAAACTCAGGTAACTGCTAACTTTGAAAGCAAAACCTCAGTTCTCAATGCCTTAAAGACCAACTTTGAATTGGCACAGAAATTTGTCGAAGATACTGTTTGCAAACTCAGGTATGGAGGTGCTTTCATATCATCTTCTGTAAACTGGGGTACAGAGTTTTACGTTTTCACAGTAGCAGAGCTATATTCTAAGTACAAACAAGCAAAGGAGAATGGTGCGTCTAACTCAGAACTAGATGCTATATCGCAACAAATTCTTGAGGTTGAGTATCGCAATAATCCTTTGGTACTTCAGAGAATGCTCATCTTAAAGCAATTGGAACCATATCCACATAAAACGCTGGATGAAGTGTTAAAGTTGTATGAAAAAGAGTTATTAAATGAAAATTTGGTAAAGCTTAAAATAAATTTTAGTACTTTAGTTGAAAAATTTGAACGTGAGAACATTAACATAATTGAGTTTGCTTCAAATAAGCCAATGAGAGAAAAAATAGATATTATAAACAAAAAACTTTTGGAATATGTTACAGAAATTGGAACTTCAGCAGCTACAGGCACTCAGTCTTGAGGATGTTAAGTCTTACAAGAAAAAGGCCATAGAACGCAAAGCAGAACTAGAAGCTGCTAAAGCTAAAGGCGGAAAAGCTTGGACAAGCGACTTACAAGAAGAGCTTGACGAGGTAGTTCTTTTCCTAGTAGATGTTGATGATGTTATCGAAGAAAAATCATCGGCATTGAAAACACAGGCTGAGAGTGGTTATACTCCTAAGCCGGGTACTGAAAAGATGGTACATTTGTCATTGGTACGAGGCCGTCGTTTCAATCCGCTAACTGGCAAAGAAGAGTCAAAAGTATTTACTCAGTTGTTTACATTCGCAGAGTGGCAACTTTTTAAGAAGAACTTCAAAGGCCTTGGTTATACCATTATGGCGGCCTTGCATGACCCATACGGAGATGCTGCAGAGTTAGTACAAAAGTAATTAACAATAAAAACAAAGCTATGTTAACAATTGAGATGCTACGACAAAATTCAGCATTAGCTGGTCTTACAGATGACCAGCTGAATGCGATTGCTGAGATGTCAAGAAATGATGAGAATACCGTTATTGGCACTAAAATCGGTGCATTGCACGGTCAGTATGATGCTGATATTCTTGGCACTACAGGCATTAAAAAGAAAGATGGTGAAAAAAGTTACGACTATGCTAAGCGCGTACTTGGCGAGTACAAAACTAAAGCAGAGTCTGCAAAAACAATTCAAACTCAGCTTACTGCTGCTCAGGCACAGGTCGCAGAGCTCCAGTCTAAACTTGAAAAAGGAGCTGGTGATGAAACTTTGAAGCAACAGCTGAAAGATGCTAAAGCTCAAGTAACTCAGCTTCAAACTCAACTTCAGACAAAGGAAACTGAGTTCAATACCAAAAAGGCAGAGTTTGATAAAACTATTAAGGACACGCATGTAGATTATGCTTTTCAAGCTGCTACAGCAGGTCTTAAGTTTAAGAGTGGTATTACTGAGCCTATTCAGAAGACGCTGCTCAACGCTGCAAAAGCAGAAGTCCTTGCAAAAGGTACTCCTGATTTCATAGAGGACGGCCAAGGAGGAAAGAAACTTGTTATTCGTGGTGCAGATGGTAATATCCTTAACAATCCGAAGAACAATCTTAATCCTTATACGATGCAAGAGCTTGTAATGGAAACATCGCTTAAAGATGTAATCGATACAGGTCGTCAGCAGACAGGCGGTGGAACAGGAGGCTTTGGGTCTGGTTCAGGCGGAACAGGTGGAACACTTGATTTGTCTGGCATTAAGAGTCAAGTTGAAGCCGATAAAGCCATCGAGGCCTATCTGCTAGCAAACGGATTGACACGTGACTCTCAAGAATTTGCTGAGCAGTCAATGCAACTGAGAACTGAAAACAGTGTGGCAAATTTGCCTATCAGATAAGAAAACAAAGAGCGCTATGAGGCGTAAAAGGGTAATGCACCATAATAGCGTAAGTATTAACAATTAAAATATCTAAAAAGTATGAGTTTAGTATTAACACGTATCCAGAACATCCGCGCGAACTCTAACATGGATAAGTTTGAGTATCGCCCCAGTAGATACGGTGCGCTGAATGCTTTTATGGTGCAGTCCGAAGACCCTACTGGTATTCTTACTGAGGAGTTGAAACAGAAAGCTAGAACTTCTATTGGCAATACGCTGGAAACTCCGGTAATTGACTATGATGGAACTATTTCCATTGGAAACACCCGCAGCGTGACTATCGCAGACAGTGAAAACACTTCTGAGATGGTACAGATTACCTTTACAACCTATTCTTGGGGTTTCACTATTGCTCCGGCAATGTACATGAACAACGAGATTGGTATTCAGAAGGACTTCGAAACTAAGTTTATGAAGTATCTGTATGCATTCGCCAAAAAGCTTGACGAAGCTGCAATTGCTGCGCTTGCTGCTGCAAAGACGCAGGTTCTGAAGAACAAACTGCTGTATGACTGGTCTGCTAATGCCATCAATGCAAAGTGGACTGAGCGTGAAAATGTATTTGGCGACCTCGAGGTCATGATGGGGGCAAATGATTTTTATGGCCAGTTACATATCGTAGGTGACCCTGGAGTTGAATCTATCATGCGTAAACTGCAGCAGCACGGCCTTTACAATGATGTAAACAAGCAGAATGAATTCGGCACTAAGGTTGTTCACCTGACAAACAACATTGCAGCTGTTGGAGGTAAGTATGCTCAAGGTTATGCTGTAAATGCTGGCTCTCTTGGAATGTTGACCCGCTTCGAGCGTGACTGCTTGCTCGGAACTGTTTCCGGTGACGGTCATGAGTGGGGTATTGCTACTTTGCCTCTGTTGAATATGCCTGTTGGTACATACTTCTACGATTCTGTAGGTGACTACAATGCTATTGCAGAAGCTGCTACTGCAGATATGACCCGCACTCGCAAAGAGCACTATGGTTTTGCTGTTGACGTGGCCTTCTTGACTGCATATAACAGTGCACCTAGCACTTTGGCAAGTCCTATTCTGGCATTCAACGTATCAAGCGAGGATGCAGTTTATGCTAAGCCTGTTGTTGTTATGAATACTACTGATAATCCTGTTAACACTAAGGAAGCAGGCGCAGGAGCAGGAGCACGAAGGTCATTTAACAATGATTTTAACAACGACTTTGGATAAAAACCGATAGCAAATCTTTGAGTTGTTATTAGCTTTGGTAGGAGGCACACTGAGCCGCTAGGCGATAGTGGCCTCCTATTTTTCATTAAAAATTAAGAATTATGGTTAGAGCCAACGATATACAAGAAAAGCTGTTACACCTTATTGGATGGGAGCAGAATTATGATACATCAGACTTAAAAATATCTGATGCTTTAACCGTGAGTGAAAGTGGCCTATATTTTCAACAAATTCATCCTTTGCTGACTTTGCAGAATATGTCATGTATTGCTCCGGATTTTAAGAATATCACTTTTCCAGAATACAATTCTGAAAAGGAATATAGCAAAGGCAATGTAGTTGATTATCAAGGAACACAATATAAAGCGCTTCAAAAAGCACAAGGAAAACAGCCCGATATTGAGTCTGAGTATTGGGTTGAAACCAATTTATTTTCTGAATGGCTCGAGAGCAAAACAAAAGCAAGCATTCAAAAGGCTATTGCTAGATACTGCAATGAAAAAACGGTAGAAGGAACAAACAAGCCATTATGCGAAAGTCGTACTTTGTTTGATGGAACAGGTAGATTAGTAGATACTGTAAAGAATAAGAAAAACCTAGTTGGCTTTGAAATTGTACCAGTAAGAGCAAAAGGTGTAACCACAAAAATAAATAAAATATGCCTTCAGTTTACTAAGGCTGGAGAATATATTTTGTATCTTATGCATTCAAGTATGGATGCTCCAGTAAAGATTATAAAGCTTAATAAGATACGAGATAATAGTGCTGAATGGTTTACAGTCGATGACCTTTATTTGCCATATCAAAGTGAAGATAATGATGCAGGAGGAAGTTGGTATTTGTGCTATTTTCAGTCTGAACTTCCAGAGGGAAGTCAAGCTATTAGAAAAAATAAAGACTGGTCAAAAGAGCCTTGTGGTTCATGCTCACGTAGAGAATTACTTGCTTGGATGGCATGGTCTAAGTATCTTGAAATTCATCCATTCTTCGTAAATGAAGAACTTGTAGATGCAGTTAATTTCAATGATGACTTTAACGAAGATTTTGCAAAGTGCCCGCTTCATCTATGGGATGTTGAAAATAATCAATATACTTATGATAACAACTACGGATTAAATTTAGAAGTCACTGTAAGCTGTGATATTACAGATTTTATAATTGAACAGAGAATGATGTTTCAAGATGTCATAGCTAAGCAGGTAGCCGTAGATATGTTACGCGAATTTGCGTACAACTCTAACGTAAGAACAAATAGGCATTCAATCAATGCTTCTCGACTTGATATATTATATGAGGTAGATGGCGACTCTTCTTCTATGAAAAAATCAGGTTTAAGTTATCAGCTAGATATGGCTTTCAAGGCCATTAAGCTAAGTACTTCTGGAATTGATAGAGTATGTTTGCCATGTCGAAACAATGGCATTAAATATAGAACTGTATAAGTATGGCTGTAAAACGATATAACGCGACACTCCGCAATCTGGAATATAGGTTGCGAAGTTTTAAGGATAGCTTGCCTATGCTATTAGAAGATATTGTGCGTGACAAAGAAGACGTAATAGTATCAGCTATAGCAGATGGCCAGTTATATCGACGTGGTATCAACGGTAGAGGTGAAAAGATAATGGGTTATATGCCATATAAGCCTAAAACCATACAAATAAAAAAGAAAAAAGGTCAGCCTACTACAAGAGTCACATTACGAGATACAGGTGCTTTTCACAAGTCTATGTTTGTAGTATTTGACTCAGAAGGTTTTTATGTGACTGCGAGTGATGAAAAAACACCTGAACTTATTGAGAAATATGGTGAAGAGATTTTTCGCTTAACAGATAAAAATTTTACCAGAATAATTCGTTCTCACATAAGAAAAGAATTAGTTAAACGATTAAAACGGGCAATAAGGAAATGAAGGAAAACTCAGTACAAATAAGATTTAAGGAAGACCCTGTATTGCTTGATAAGATATTACAGGATATGCAAAAGTCACTTATGAACAGACTTAAGTGGCTTAATTGTGCATTTGGTAGAGCATATAAGCTTGTAGAACATAGACCAGATGGTAATAAGTTTATATATCCTGCGATGTATAACGGCAATGGAGAATATGTGTCACTTTTACCGAATGATAACTTTGGCAATTTTTCATGGTTTGATATTTATGACCCACAAAAGATTACTGAAGTAGTTCAATCATTGCCACAATACACTTTCAGCGGGGCTATTATATTCTGGTATGACCTTAGTAGCATTTATGAAGATGAAACTGTTATGCATACAGAAGAAGTAAAAGATGAAATTATGCGAGTATTAACTACTCCGGGTCTTATTACTACGACCGGTAAGCTTGTTATAAATGATATATATGAGTGCTTTGAAAATATATACAAAGGTTATTCAATAGAGAAAATCTATAATAACTATACTTATAAAGGAGAAGGTATACAAGATATTGATAAACAATTCTTCATGTACCCTTATGCAGGAATACGAATTGAATTTACTTTAACAACTAGAGAATTATGTCAACGGTATATTTTATAACAATGCTTTCGGCTTTAATATATATAGCCTTAGCAGCAGCATTTGCTATTTTGCTAATTGGAAAACTCGGTGTGCGCGATGAGATAATTACCAGAGCTCCTAAGCTTATTTCTCAATTATTCGATTGTGACTTTTGCTTAAGTTTTTGGACGTCGCTTATTCTCGCTATCATTCTCGCTATTTTCTTTAATGAGATGAGTATTATACTTATTCCTATCATATCAACCCCTATAACGCGAATTTTAATATGAAAAACCTGATAGTAAATAAAAAAGTCGTACGGGTATATGACAGCATAGATGAAATGCCTATTGTAAATTTTCAGAAGTACAATAAGTATTTGCTTATAGACTCTGGAATTGGCTCAGATGCAGATGATATTGATGCCCATATAACCCGTGTTGCTAAATTCATTAAAAGCAATAATGCCAAAAAAGCTTTGCAAGAACTGCAAAACATGAGGCAAAATATGTATATGGTGAACAACGAAATTTCACCAAGGTATTTAGCTTTTGCAGCTCTTATCCATAGCATAGACGGTGAAGAAGTTAATGATTTGTCAGACGATGGACTTAAAAACATATTGGCCAGGCTTAAAGAAATAAAGCATTCAAAGATTATAGACTTTTTGACTTGGCTTAAAAAAAAAGTAACCACCGAACTTGAAATGTACTTTCCAGGAGATTTTGTAAATCCAAAGGAAAAAGATGCATACGATAAGTTAAAGCAAAGAACACTTCTTGTGTTGGACTCTATGATAAATGACACAGATAACTCTGAACAGATAGAAACTATAGATATGATAATGCTTAATATGCATTCTCCAAAATCATATATAGGAAGTGAGTCTGTTGAGATAAAATATGATAAGCAATTTGAAAGTACTTGTCTTTTGATAGCTCAAAAAACAAGCATGGATGCTAAAAAGATGACAGTACTTCAATTCTATAATGCTGTTGATAATATAAAACAGCAATTAGAAGCAGAAAGTAAGAGTGTTAAACGGCATAAAAGGAAATAATTATGGCTGAAGACAATAAGATAAAATATAGCGATATAATTGAGCCGGATGACTCGATTGAAAAACTTGTCAAGCAACTTGGCGAGCTCAATCGGTCATACGAGACAATGGTAAATGCTATCAGAGCAGGTGCAGATAGGATTGTGCATTCTCTTAAATCTGCTAGTGGAGCTACAAGTGAAGGGCGTAAAGCTATCGATGAAGCAACAGCGTCTACGTCAAGACTTGAAAGAGCTCAGAATGAGCTTAAATTAGCTTTATCTGATACAGGTAAACAGATTGCTTGGCTTAAAGCACAAACTTCAGATGCTAATAGAGCAACTGTAGAACAGCAGCGTTATATCCAGCAAGCTATATCTTCTTATGACCGCCTTAAGTCTGACCTAAAGCAAACAGTTGAGCTATATAAGTCTTTAACTGCGGCTGAAAGAGCAGATAGCGAAACGGGGCAACAGCTACTTAATGATATTCTTAATTTAAAAATTCAGATTAAGGCCCTTGATGACCAAATGAAGCCTCATATCCAAACTCTGTCTGAAGTAGAAAAGGCAGAGCAAAGATTAGCTTATTTACAGTCAGATGAAGGTGAAAGATTACTTGAGTTAAAAGCTAAAATTGCTGAGCTTACTTCTGCTAGAAAACAGCAGAAAGCTACAGTAGACCCATTAGCTCAGGCTCAAGAGAAACTTGCCTATGCTCAGTCAGAAGAAAATCAGCAGCTTAAACTCTATTCAACCCAAATACGAGAAGCAAATCAGATTGCTCAATTACAGGCTACAATTGCTAATTCTGCAGAAGGTTCTTATAATAGACTTTCAGCTCAATATGCATTAAATAAAATACGACTTAATCAGATGTCTGCAGCTGAAAGAGAGGCTGCTGACTCTGGTAAAAAACTTGAAGCGGAAACAAATGAAATTTATCAGCAAATGATAAAGCTTCAAGAAGCCACAGGCAATTACAGATTATCCGTAGGACATTATCAAAGAACATGGGATGGCTTAGGAATATCTATCTCTCAAGTAGTACGAGAATTACCTGCTGCAGCTGTATCACTTAATACATTCTTCTTAGGTATATCAAACAATATACCTATAGTAGTTGATGAAATTAACAGACTAAGAAAGCAGAATGAATTATTGGCTGCTGAAGGAAAAGAGCAAATAAGCGTAACAAAGTCTGTTGTAAAATCACTATTTGGCTGGAATACCGCTTTGGTTGTATTGCTTACTGTGTTTTCTATGTACGGTAAAGAAATTATCACATGGATTGATAAAACGTTAGCAGGTAGAGATGCAGCTAAATCTTTTGAAGATGCTTTAGAAGATTTAAACAGTGAATTAGGAAAAGGCTCAACTGGTGCGTACGGTCAGCAAATAGCAGTATTAAGAAGATTATCTGAAAATTGGAAAGATTTAGGGGGTAATATAAAAGCACAAACACAGTGGATTAAAGATAATGAAAAAGAGTTCAGTAAATTAGGCATCACCATTGATAGTATAAATGACGCCAATAATGCTTTTGTAGATAATACTGAATCTGTAGTGGCCGCATATAAAGCAAGAGCTAAAGCAGAAGCTGCGCTGAATGTTGTGTCCCAGCAATACCAAAAACTATTAGTTGCAGAAAATAAAGCTGAACTTGAAAAAGTGCGTGAGTACGGCTTTTTCGACAAAACTATAAATTACTTTAAAGCTTTATGGGGCGGCATTTCTGGACCAGACTCTGATTTGTCACTTGAAACTAGATTAAAAAAGCAGAGACAGAGAAATGTAGAAAGTTTACAAAAAGATGCAGATGTTCTTGAAAAAGAAGTTGAAAGCTATTTCAACGTATGGAAATTTTATGAAGACCAAGCAGATGCTCTATTTAAAGAAATTGGCTTAGAAGAATCTCACAAAAAAGATAAAAAAGGTCGTACACCAAGAGACGCTGATGACCGCCTAAATAACCTGGCATTAGCAGCCGAAAAAGCATATCAAAAGAGCCGTACAGAGATTGAGAGGGATGAAAATAAGAAGCGCAGAGCTGAAGCCTTTGCATCATTCAATCAAGAAATAGCTGATTTAAACGATAAATATTCTAGAATCCAAAAAATACTGAATGGTCAAAACGAAAAATATAAAAAGCTTACAGAAAGCCAAAAAGAAACAGCTATCAAAGCACTAGATGATATAGAAAATGCTATAAAGAACAAGCAAAAAGGCTTAACTCTAAGTCTAGATTTGCTCAATATAGATGTAGAAATACAAAAAGCTGAACAGCTATTAGAGTTGTTAGAATTAGAAGGTGAAGTATCAAAAAAAGGTTCTTATGAGGAACTCAGCAATTCATTAAAGCGATTAGATGTAGAAAGACAAATAGCATTACTTAAGAATGCTCAGTTACCAGAAGCTAAAAGACAACCTACAAGCGCTATAAATGCATCTTTTGATAAACAAAAGGCTATTACTGTTGGTAGTTTTAATATGTCAAGCTTCGATGAGCAACAAGCTCTTGATGAAGCTGTATTTAATGAGGTTGAACGTTCAGAGCGTGAAATATCCAATTTTAAACTTTTACAAGAGCGTGAACGCTGGCAACAACAGATACGCTTAGCTGAATCTGGCGCACTCGACTGGAGTCGAACTCAAATTGATACGGCTAAGTCTACTGTTGAGGGGCTTAATAGAGAACTTAAAAAAGTAGGTATAGGTACTGATGTTAAGAGTACAAGTCCTGATATAAAAGGAGGGCTCCAAGGCTTTATATCTGGTATAGCAGATAATGGCTTTGGCGGCACTTTACTTGACCGATTAGGCTTTAATAAAGACCAAATTGAGGCAATGACAGAAGCTACAGATATAATAATTGAGAATATTCAGTCTATTATGGAAGCTGAAGTTGAAGCGGCAGAGCAGGCAGTTGAATTGGCACAGCAACGTGTAGATGCAGCGCAAGAAGCCTATGACGCTGAGGTAGAAGCGCGTAATAACGGATACGCCAATAACGTAGCTACTGCTAAAAAAGAATTAGAGCAAGAAAAGAAAAATCAGCAAGAAAAACAAAAAATGCTGCAGGTAGCACAAAGGCGTCAACAAGCTCTTGATACTGTATCACAAACATCATCACTTATTACTGCGACTGCTCTGTTATGGAAGTCATTTGCCGGTACGGGCATTGCTGCTCCATTCCTTGCTGCTGCAGCTATAGCGGCTATGTGGACCTCATTTGCTGTTGCGAAAGTTAAAGCTAAGCAGGTAACCGCAAGTCAATCAGAAGAATATGGTGAAGGTGGTCTTGAGTTCTTGGAAGGAGGTTCTCATGCATCAGGTAATGACATCGATTTGGGTGTAGAGAATAAAAAGAAGCGTCGTATGAAAGCTGAAGGTGGTGAGGCTCTTGCTATCATTAATAAGCAAAGAACAAGAAAATATCGTAAGATACTACCAGATGTAATAGATAGCTTCAACAAAGGAACATTCGAAGATAAGTACTTAAATGCATTTGGTAATTCTGATAAGCTAAATATTTCTCTTAATTCTAATAATAATATGGACCTCTCTAAAATTGAGGATGACGTACGAAGCATTAGAAAGCAGAATGAAACTAAATATTATACACTACCTAACGGCACAGTAGTTATTCAGCATAAAAATGTTAAACGAATTATAAAGAATTAAAGATATGATACCTCCAAAATATAAATTTTACATATCGAAGAATGGTGGTGATAAAGTAGAAGTAAATCCACATTATAAAGAGCTTAATAAGAAATATGCTAAAGAAAGTGGGCAAGAATTTTTCCGTATTTCACTTGATGGTAAAATAAACTTATTCGGTAGCGACTACGAAGTTGTAAGCCAATCAAGTATAGAAGACCAACTTGTTTTCATAATAGACAAGTATAATAATACTTCTAAAAAATGGGTCGAATACTATAGAGGTGGGTTCAGCAAAACTGATTGTAAATTTGACCATGATAAAAAGAAGTGTGAACTTAAAACTACAATAATAGATAACTATACAGAGGTCATGAATAAATATGAAAATACTTATGACCTTATAAAACTTGCTCCTGAAATATCAAAAATAAACTTGCATAAACGCTCACTCATGCAAGTTTATGTCCGTGGTGCCAATTCTATAACTAATTTCTTCGGTGGTACCTATTGGGAAGATGATGTGAATGAAAGTATAGATGACAATGCTGCGCTTATAAATAACTTCTATTTTTCCTATATAAAATCTGGTAATGAATTTTGCATAAAAAATTCTAACGAAGCAGGTGTTAATGGCGTATATGCCGGAACTAATGGCTATTATAGCAACTGGAATGGCTATACTTGCTATTTAGAGAAAAATCCTGATGCTAAACCACCATTTACAGATGTAAGCTACTTTATTATGATAAAAAGAAATTCAGATAATAAAGTACTATATAAATCTGAAACAGCTGTTAATATCGATGATGAAACGCTGTTTTCAGAAGACCGAGATTACACTAATGATAAACACTTAAGATATACCTCTAAACTAATAGATGTGGAAAATGCTGAAAACTCATGTACTATAAGTAATTTGTTTACATATAGAATATATAGGCGTCTGCTTTGTGATGTAGATACTGTAGAAGACTCAGAAGGTGTTAAAAATACCTATAATTTGCCATCCGATGATTTTGTTGCAGATAATAGAAATTATAAGAAGTGCATTGGTTTAAAAGGTGGTATGTTTTTTTGCACTTCTAGAGCAGTAGATAAGCCAACAAAATATGGTCTAAATGATTACGGACAGTATTTTACTAACCAGTTTATTCCTAGTAGTACAGGTTTAGGAAGACCATTACCTATTAGTAGAAATTCATGGGCAAACGCATCTTTATGGTATGTGTATGATAGTTATTACGAGTATTGGGAAGAAAGGCTGAGAAAGCAATATACTCTAAAGGATAGTTATTCAATAGGCGCAGCCATAAAAGCTATACTTAAAAAAATAGACCCGAATATTACGCATGAACCAACACCTGAATACAGCCAATTCTTATACGGAAGTTCTAATCCATTAGGAATGAAAAGATTTTATGTATATATAACACAAAAAACTAATATACTTAAAGGAGACTATGACCAGCCAGCTCAGAAAGCAGAAGCTTCTCTAGAAGAACTTATGAAAATGTTGCGCGATTGCTTTAGGTGTTATTGGTATATAGAAGACAATAAATTTAAAATTGAGCATATTTATTTCTTTATGAATGGTGGTAGTTATTCTAGTAAATCAAACTATCAGCTTGATTTTACAAAACTTACAGACCAGTTTAATAAAAAACTATCGTCTTATTTTCAGTCCGAAATAGAATATGATAAGTCAGACTTAAATCAGCGATACGAATTTGCTTGGATGGACGATGTAACAGACTTGTTTGGTGGTAATACCCTCAATGTTAAATCTAACTATATTCAAAAAGATAAAACAGAAGAAATAAATATAGGTCAGTTTTCATCTGATGTAGACTACATGCTATTCAATCCTTCAAATTTTTCTGAAGATGGCTTTGCATTATTATGCCCTATTAAAAGTGGTTCTACTCTTGAATTGCCAATAATAACAGTAAACAGCCTTATAGATGAAAATGGAGATGAATATGAAGCAGTTGTACAAAATTGGTATGCATCGTGGATATATTTGCAGAATTTCTATTTATGGGATATGCCAGCCTATAACATAGAGTCTAATGTGCTTAATTATTTATATGCGAGGGACATAAAAAAATGTATGAAACATACTATAGAATTTCCTACAGAAGAAGACCTAGACGAACTAGAACTTATTAAAACAGCATTTGGAAACGGCAAAATAGATGAAATATCTATTGGTTTAGACACAAGAATCGCTAAAGTAGATCTGCTTTACAAGCCGAAATAATGCTTATGTTAAATACGTTAGAAAATTTTTATATATTATTTATAATCACTAAATTTACAACATGAAATTAGTAAACAATAGCATATCACCACTGCCTTTTTACGATAATATTGCTCTGCAAAATCATCATAAAGATTATGCTTTTGGCCAGGTTTATCCGCTAATAACCTATAAGAATATGTTATTGCCTTTTCAAGTAGTTCTTGTCAGGGGAACAGCTATAAATTGGGTGAGATTGTATAATTTCAATACTGGGAAATTTATAGATATAACTCGTAGCATGAAAGAAAATGGCTTGACTATTAAGTCATATACTGGCTTCAAGCTTCTTAAATACCCTGGCACTCTTCCTATAGTTGAAATAAAGCATGAAGGCTTATATTATTTAGTCATTTCAATATCAAGTTTAGGAACAATATACTCTGATGTATTTACTGTAACTAACAAAGTGGATGATTATCTGCTTCTTGAGTATTACAATTCATATAACTTTGAGCTTAAAAATGGCATAGTAGATTTTTCTGATAGTTTCAAATTTAAGTGTTACTTAAACACGCAAATTGGCAAACCTGAATATGATTTTGAAGAAGAAGCCACTGAGCGGATGGGCTATACTTTTATTGAGAGCCAAGTAAGTAAAAAGATTTATAAGTTCACATTTATAGCTCCTGAATATCTATGTGATGCTCTTAGGATTGTAAGGCTATGTGAAAACAAACAAATCACGAGTAAATTGCAAACCTATGATTTAACTACATTTAGCATGGAGCCAGAATGGGAAGACCAAGGAGATTTAGCTTCTGTAGAATGTGAGTTTGAGACTGATACAGTTATAGCAAACATAGGTGGATATACTCCAGAGCTAGCAGGTGGAGATTTCAATAATGATTTTAATGACGATTATAAAATAAAATAATTATGGTTAATTGGACTACATTAAAAGAAGCCATTGCTAATGTAATTAAGACAAATGGCAATCAAGAAATAACTGGCCGGGTGTTGCAAAATACTCTTACTAACATCATTAATGCAGTTGGAGAAAATGCGACATTTGTAGGTGTAGCTACTCCTTCAACTAATCCTGGTACTCCTGACGGGCCTGTATTTTATTTGGCCACTAATCCCGGTGCATATTCTAACTTTGGAGGAATAAATCTGGTGGTCGGTGAAACTGCTATAATTAAGTGGAATAATGGCTCTTGGAATAAAAGCAATCTGGGTGTAGCAAACTTTTATACTGGTATTTTGGCTCTAAATAATATAGAAATAAAGCGCGATACTACAATACTAGAGCGTGAATTACGAGTATTGCTAGCTTTGAAGTTATTGCGTATTGAGACGAATAACCCAAACCTATATGCTGTTAAATTTCATTTAGCCTCTGTTATTAAAAATGACAAGACTTACGGGACAAGGTTTGGACTTAGTTCTGATGGAGGAGATAATCTTTGGTACAATGGAGATGATGCGCTGGACGGAAATATTCACAAGGCATCTTTTAAAATTAATGACTATACCTATATTGTATATTGGCAGATTGATGGGTCTGCGTTGGAAGAAGGTGTGTTAGTTAGTCTCAATCCATACACTAATGCTAAATATCTGATTGCAGAGAAGGGAATTACCGCTATGGTAGCACCCGAAGTACAAACAGCCGTACAAACAGCCGTACAAACAGCCGTACAAACAGCCATACAAACAGCCGATACCAATACCAAAAAACTGGTAAATTATTATCCAGAGTGGTTTGACTATCAGAACTCTACTGGTTTGAATGATACTATAAATTCTTTCTTTAAGAATGTAGGAAACCTTATAATCAAAGGCTATGACAAAAGTCTGAAACTGGGTATATTCTCTTTTGTGAAGGGTTCCACCACTTACGGCAATAGAATTGGGTTTGCGTGGTTTAAGGGCAATGCTTGGGTGAAAGGAGTTCAAATTGCGGTTGAGTCTTTTGACTTTTCATTCAATTATACGATAGACGGAGTTGCTTATGAGGTATTCATTGACGTAAAGAGAATTGCCGATTCAGATACTGTCTATATTTCTGATAGTATGTCGAATGGTGCAGTATGTCGGTTACAATTAACTGACCGCTATGAAACACAGACCGATGTACAATCATTGCAGACCGATGTACAATCATTGCAGACCGATGTACAATCATTGCAGACCGATATTTATGGCAATGGCGGTTTACCTATTCTGAAAAATCCAGATTTAGATTACACAGAAAAAGAGAAACTGATTATCTCAGCAATCAAAAACATCGGTTTTTACAATGTTCCCGAAAGTATAAAGAACGATGATATAATCGTCCGTTCATTCAGTGCCGAAAGCATAGATACTGGACACTATGGTATGCTGGTATATTTTGCAAATAAGAGGATATATGAAGAGGAACAGAATTGGAATACTGGGGCAAGTATCTTGATTTCTCCTAAAAAAGTCTGTGATTATAAGGAGCACGAGTTTGACGTAACGGTATCTTCGGGAGAAATGCAGGGAATGCGGATAAGGGTACTGATTGATTTTTCTGTGTTTAGTGGTCAGGAATTTGCTTACGGTACGAATACCCGTAATAAGATAGCGTTTAATCTCAACAGGGAATGGGCTGAAAGTATCGACCAAAAGTTTGAGAAGGTCAATCAGGTTATAAATGATGTACAATCGGAAATTGAGGAAATCAAGACTGATAAATCCACAGGCGGAGTTCCCATGCGTCAAAGAAATGTCGTATGGATGGGAAGTTCTAATGTTTGGGGAGAAGGGTATCTGCATGATTCTTATCTCAAAGCACCTATGGAATGGCTTTTCAAGAGTACGGGAAAGTTCAACGGGGCGGAGGATGTAGTTGCCTCAAACGGTTCATTCGTGAAAAATGCGGAGAAGTTCTTTGATGGTAAGGCGGTTAAAATCACGGGTGTCGGTTCAACGATAAAATTTACTCACAAAGGCAGTGAACTCAACATTTGTCAGGTAATTGAACGGAGTTCGGAACATGCCATTATCGGACTATATGACGGGGATACAAAGGTTGCCGAATTTACCAACCACAATGATACTATTGGAGCAGACTCAAAGACTTTTTCAGGAAACGGCACGCAGACAAAGTTCAATCTTGATCGTTGTTTTACCTATAATCATACTTTGACTGTAAACGGAAGTGTTAAGAATATTGCTTTGAATACGGGAGGATATGGTGCGGCGTTTCCTGATGGGGTTGATTGCCTTGTTATTCGGGCAATGAACACAGATGGTAATAAGGTTATCCACGCCTTGTGGTTCAAGGAAGCACCTGCTAACGGGGCAAGCATCCAAGTTTCATACAGTTACGGAGAGACTATATGCTTTGTTAAGAGTACTGTTGGAGAAACATCAGATGGAACTAATGAAAGTCCTTATGGAGACGGAGATATAAGTTATGACCCAGTTAATCCTGCATCGATAGGTTCGGGGCTTGATTTTAGGTACATAAATGAGCAGGCATTCTTCAAATTTTGGTTCAATGATGATTCCGAGAGGGAGATAACTTTGAAAATTGAGAGCGGAAGTACTAATCCGTATTTTATCTTCAATTTTGCTTCCACGGTGTACCATAATGTGATGAACGCAGGAATAGGTGGCGGCACGGCATCGTATTTCAATGATGTTGAAAGAAGACCACTCACTTCCTATCCGAATATTGCAAATAGGTTTTCTCCAGACTTTGTAATGATAGGATTGACTGGCAATGACGACTGGTTGAACTTTCCGAGAAAAATCAGTCGTGTCGTAAATATGACCCTTGCGAAGTTGAGAGAATACCCGTCACTTGAAATAGGCAAAATTGAATACAAACCAGACAATGATACCTATGATGTCAGCGTGAATGCTGGGCTGATTACCGAGATTACACCGAGAAGTCTGAAATGCACTTCAATAGTCGGAAGTTCCGTTGCCGTTGGGGACTTTGCAAGGATAGGGACTTACACTGGCGATTTGCGGCAGGTTCAGACAAGACGCATTGAATCAGTCGATACTGATACCGGAGAAATAACTTGGGAAGAGCCGTTGCATCTCAATGAGTATCTTTGCATGGATTCACTTCAGGATTTAGTTGGTCAGGAAGTCTCCATTAGGAGTATTGAGCAGTATATGACCAATATGAAGACCCTTATCACGAATATTTTGAAGATGGTTCCAAGGTGTAAGATATGTCTGTTCAATGTATATTATGTAGCAATGTGGGCAAGAGATTGTGTGGAATATACTTACATTCAACAGTGGATTGCTTCGGAATTTCCTGCTAATGTCTTTGTGGTCGATGCTTGGAAGTACTCACAGGGTTATGTGGAAAATTCAAGAAAGAATAGGGTGATAAATGCCACCGCTAATGGAACTTCTGAACTTTCTTTTAACTCTCCAAGTTCTTTAGGACATTGGGAAGGTATCGAAGTTTGGGTGAACGGACGGAGTGTGTATGGAAAAGATTGCGTTGTTGAAAGCGGTTATCTTTATACTGTCAATCCAAAGTTGTCGGGTGATGCATTGAATTGGACTGGAAGTAGTTCATACTTGCGTCCATATGCGAAAAACAGGCAAATGAAGCTGATTTGGAAGAAAAACATTCCAGACAATAATACCCCAGTGGAAATAAGGCTTGCTTATTATCAATGGTCAATTGACTGGGCGCACCCTATTACGCAGGAGCAAGTAGGAACTTTCTTGGGGAGGGCAATGATTTATGCCTTGCAATCATAAGATTTGATGCTTTTCGCCTTTTCTAGAGAGGCGTCTGCATATAATTAACAATTTTATTAACTTTCTAAATTCTTCAAAATCATGGGAGAAGTTACAGAAAAAATTTATTGTTGCGACAGAGGCGACAATGACAACGCATTGGCAGCAGCTATTTTGGCAAACGGCGGTTATCGCCGGGACAACGACAGCCTTGATGAACAATGGCGGCCTTGATGAACAATGGCGGCTGGAACCAAAATCAGTGGATGAATAATCCCTTTGCCTACCTCATGTTTCTTGCTTTGTTTAGAAACGGCGGCTTTGGTTTTGGTGATGGTCATGGTGCCGGTGCTGCTACTCAAGGCATTGAAATGCAAGCGCAGTTGAACGCTATTCGCACCCAGTTACAGGACAACCAAAACGCTGATTGTATTAAGTCTGCTATTCAGGGCAATGGCTTTGCTCTTAGCCAGCTTGCACAAACCCTCAATATCGACTTCAACACTCTTCAGAAATGCTGCTGCGATGTTCAGGCTGCTATCCAGCAGGTTGCCGGCCAGGTTGGCTTCTCTGCTGAGCGTGTTATCAACGCAGTTAACCTTGGTGACTGCCGTATCATTGAGGCTCTTAACAACTGTTGCTGCCAGACACAGAGGCAGATTGCAGACTTCCGCGCTGACATTCAGCTTCAGAACTGCAAGGACACTGGCGAACTTCGCAATGGCCAGCGCGACCTCGGCTTTGCAATTACGCAGGGCTTCTCGTCTACTGCTTTCCAGGCTCAGCAGGATAAGTGCGATATTCTTCGTGCCGGTCAGGACAACACTCAGCGCATCATTGACACTCTGAACAACCATTGGAAGGATGAACAGGCTCTGAAAATTCAGGACCTTAAATTCCAGTTGTCTCAGGAGCGCCAGAACAACCTGATTAACGAGCGCTTTAACAGGCTTGGCAATTGTGGCTGTGGCTGGAATAATAATTGCGGTTGTGGAAACGGTTGTGGTTGTTAATTAAGGGAGGGTACTACTATGGCAGTATATTTATCACCCGTGGGATTATCCGCTGCACAAGTTCCCAACCGAGTATCTTTGTTAGCAACTTACAAAGAACGTCTGTGCCGTAGAATTTGCGAAAACTCAACAAATCAACCTGAAGCATTCGTAACTTATAAGACTGGTACTCCAATCTTTAATGGAACGACTGTTTTCGTACCTGTTATTGCTACTGTAACAATAGTGACGCCAGGATGCGGTTGTCAAGCGACAACTCAGGTTATTGTTGAAGAGTTTATGGCCGCATTCCAAGAACAAACCGGATTGCCTACAAATGTTGTATTATCAGCTGAGGGACAAACTCAACGATTGGCTAATGTTTCTTGTGGTAGTTCTAATTGTCTGGCTATATATAGTTCACTGACAGTAACAATCACTCCAGCAGCTGCGCCAGCAGCCTAATTGAAATTGAGGGTACTCAGGGAAGTTTTTATACTTCTCTGGGCTCCCTCTTTTTTATTAACAATTCAAAAGATAAGCTATATGTTGTTATTCAAAGATATAAAGCAGAATTATCCTGTATACATTCTTGATACACAGGAATTTAGCCTTATTCAAGGCAAAGCCACTCAGGTATCGTTTCCTCGACTGGAAATGAACCAGAAGACCGGCAAGACAGAGATGGTAGTAGATGTTACTATAGAGGCTAATGGAAAAATGGCGACTTATGCTATTCCTGAAAGCCATTCAGTTACCTATGCCGGGCATCTTGTTCTGTCAACAGAAAAATCTGGATTGACGAGCGAAGTTGAAGCTCAAAAGGCAAACGCTGAACAGGTTTTGGCCTCTGCTTCTAAAGCTCAAAATATCATTGACAAAGCTCCTTCATTGCTTGCAGAGCTTAATCCTATGTATAAGGAAAAGCAAGAAACAGAGCAGCGTTTCGGCAAGATTGAGAAGTCCATCAGTGGCATGGAAGAACTCATGAAAAAGCAGCAGGAAATGATGGAGAATTTCATCAAAAAATTTGAAAGCTAAAAGTTATGGGGCACAGATTAAAATGTATCATAGTAAAGCATCATACGTGCGACCATGATAAGGAGCACGAAGATGAAGAGGATGTAGTAGTAGAAAGCAGAATAGCTACTCCTCATGGTGAGCATAAGGTTAAATTTGATTTGCCTTATGAGCAAACAGCGAATGCTCTTATGTCCGCAAAAGGATATTCAGAGTATGTTAAAAAGCATGGCTACCATTTTACAGATGCGCTTGCAGAGCATGTAAGTAAAATGATGGAAAATGCAAATGGCCAACAGCACACATGGACAACTTCTCAAGTCAAGAAGTCTATGGAAAGCCTTGGTCTGACAATTCCTAGTCATGTAACACACGGAGATGCAGCGTATCTTGCTAATATGTATTACGCAGACCTCTATCCAGACCCTCTAAAAGATGAAGCATCATGCCTCAGAGCTGCTTATAAAGTAGCAAATGACCCTGATGGTTATGAGGGAATGATTTTCTGCAGATGGACTGCTGATGCTATTGGTAAAGCCATAAGTATTAACTGGGAAAAATTTGTGTGATTATGCTAGAACTCATTGAAGCCAAGAATATCGATGCCCTCATGTTTTTCATAGCTATTAGAGTTGGCATAATCCTAGTTTGCTGGTTTTTCATGGTGGTCAGTAGTATCGTGGACTTCTGGAGTGGAACAACTACAGCAAAAGCATTAGGCCAAGCACTTATGTCGCATGGTTTTCGTAGAACTGTTACAAAAATAGGCGACTATGTAAGGCTAATGCTTTTTGCTCTTATGTTTGATATACTTGGAAGCTTATTATCGTTCTATATAATTCCATTTGCCACAATTCTATGCACTGTCGCTATTATATACATTGAAGGTAAATCTGTTGTGGAGAACAGTAAGCGCAAAAAGGCTCATGCAGCTGATGTGCCTGATATAGTAAAGAAAATTGTACAAGCAGCCACTGCAGAGCAAGGCCACGAAATACTTAATGAGATAACAAAAATAATCACCTTAAACAAAGACAATGAGAAAGATAAATAAAATCATAGTCCATTGCTCTGCTACTCCTGAAGGACGAGATGTTAAAACTGAGACCATACGAGATTGGCATGTGAATGGTAATCATTGGAAAGATATTGGTTATCATTATGTGGTTGAGCTCGATGGCTCTATTCATAAAGGCAGAGATGAAAGTGTAGTTGGAGCCCACTGCTCAGGTCAAAATGCAAATTCTATAGGAATATGCTATGTAGGAGGCGTTGCTAAAGACGGTAAAACTCCTAAAGATACGCGCACTGAGGCTCAAAAGCAATCTTTACTCGAATTGCTGAAAAGCTTAAAGGCAAAATACCCAAATACTACTATTCATGGACACAGAGAATTTGCAGCTAAGGCATGCCCCAGCTTTGATGCTAAGTATGAGTATAAAGACCTCTGAAGCACATAAAAACCATTCTCGCGTATAAGAAATTATTGCGAGAATGGTTTTTATATTAAATATGAATAATAACAAATAAAACTCAAAGATTATGCGAGAATTAGCGAGAATAATTACACTTATATTTTTAGCCACTATATTATATAGCTGTAAGTCAATTCAATATGTGCCAGTGGAAACAACGAAAAGAGATACTACTTACTTATCTCAGACCAAAATTGATAGCATATATCATAGAGATTCAATCTATGTAGAGCACAAAGGCGATACCGTGTATCTCAGTAAATATAAATACTTGTATAAATACATAGAAAAGCATGATACTCTCTGGCGAGAAAAAGTTGATACAATTCAAGTTGCATATCCTGTGGAAGCTCAGCTCACAAAGTGGCAAAAGATAAAAATTAATATTGGTGAATACCTGATAACCGCCATAGCCTTAATAATTATATGGCTGTGTGCAAAATACTTCATAAAGCGGTAAACAATAGAAACAATATAAACAATCCATTGTTTACGCCTAAAGTGCTCAAAATCAATTACTTATATATGTCGTAAACAAAGAAACAATAATTTCATTAAATCTTTTCATATTAAAAGCCAATATTTCTTATTAATCTTAATGTTAATCGGAAATTAAGAAATTAAGTTTGAAATAATAGGGGAGATTGTTTCTATTGTTTCTTTGTTTACGGCAATTTCAAGCCCTCCTACTAAAATTGCCGCTTAAATATTTTTAACAAAATAAATTCTCAAAATTAATGAAATAAATTTTTTCTATCGAGAATAATTTGTATATTTGCATATCAAAAATAAGATAATAAAAATCACCAAAATATGGAGCAACAATTTAATATAGGTAATGTTATTGAGCACTACAAGCTAAATACAGAAGATTTAGCAAAGGTGTTATTTCCTACTGTTAAATATCCGAAACAAGCCTTTGACCGCGTGTTAAAAGGCGAAGCCAGTTTGAAATAATAGGGGAGGTTGTTTCTATTGTTTCTTTGTTTACGGCAATTTCAAAGCCACACTAAAATTTCTGTTTAATTATTTTTAACAAATAAATTCTCAAAAAATAATGGAAAATTTTTTTTTCTTTCGAGAATAATTTGTATATTTGCATATCAAAAATAAGATAATAAAATTCACCAAAATATGGAACAACAATTTAATATAGGTAATGTAATTGAGCACTACAAGCTAAATACAGAAGATTTAGCGAAAGTGTTATTTCCTACTGTTAAATATCCGAAACAGGCATTTGACCGTGTGTTAAAGGGCGAAGCCAATTTGGATGTTATACAGTTAGAGCGATTGGCCAATCATATTGGCGTGTTAGTAACTGATTTGTTTTCAGCAAATACTTGGAAAGGTTCATCCGAAGATGGATGCCTAACAATGCTGAAAGGCGAATATAAAGTAAAACTGAATTATAAAGGCGTGTACGTATCTATATATAAGAATAATGAGCTTATCCACCAAAAACTCTCAAACGTACCAGATATGACAGTAAACGAGTTTATTAACTATTTAGATAACTTCATTAAAAATTACGAAAATGGAAACCATTAAAATTTCTGTTGAGGTTAGCGTAAACCTGTCTGAAAATACGCAGAAGTTTTTAACTTCATTGTTTGCAGCAGGAGTTCCAAGTGGAGCTCAAGTAGCCGCTTCAGTTTCTAAACCTGCTCCTACTGCACCAGTAAAGCCGGCTCCCGCAAAACCTACTCCTCGGCCTGCGGCACCTGCCCAGACTCAGAGCGCTGCCGAGCCTGCTCCTTCAGCACCTGCTGCTCCGGCTGCTTCTTCTGCCTCTAAGAGCATTGAGGACGTCCGCGGAATGCTTGCAAAAAAGGTCAATAAGCATCGCGACGTAATCAAGCAAAAACTCAATGAACTTGGAGCCCCGAGTGTAACAAAGCTTGATCCGGCTAAGTATGATGAAATGTATGACTTCTTAGTAGATCTTGCGTAATTATGCCTCAAACATCTAAAGTTTTACAAAATCACAGCCAGAGGAGCCATGCACTCCTCTCGGCTTCTGGAGCAGGAAGATGGCTGAATTGTACTCCATCTGCTAAGCTTGAAGATGAATACGGAGAAAAGAAGTCTTCAGTATATGCAGAAGAAGGTACATTAGCTCATGAGCTCTCAGAGCTTTACCTGAGAAAAGATACACTTAATAGCATTAGTGAACAAGACTTTGACCAAAGGCTCGAAGAGATAATGGCAAATGACATGTTCAGCGAGGAAATGCTTGAAGTTGTACCTATCTATACGGATTATTGCTCAGAACAATTAGCTGAAGCAAAAACTGAAAATCCGTTAGCCGTCATGGAAATTGAGCAGAAACTCGATTTGACAGAATATGTGCCTGAAAGCTTTGGAACAGCTGACTGTGTTGTTATCAATGACAACCTTATGGAAGTTATTGACTTAAAATATGGAAAAGGTGTTCCAGTATATGCTGAATGGAATAAGCAACTTATGCTTTATGGGCTTGGAGCTTTGCAGAAATATGATACAATGTACGATATAACGGAAGTGCGATTGACCATTATACAGCCTCGCATTAACAATATATCAAGTTGGCAAATATCTGTTGAAGAACTCCGCAGATGGGCAGAAGAGGAGCTTAGACCAAGAGCTGAACTTGCTTTTGAAGGTAAAGGAGAACTCAATGCTGGAGATTGGTGCAGATTTTGTGCTGTGCGTAATCAATGTCGTAAGCTTTATGAGCAACAGCTCGAAATTGCACAACATGAATTTGCAGACCCAGAGTTGCTAACCGATGATGAGATTGCTGATATAGTTAAGCGTGTGCCTAAGCTTATAGAATGGGCTAATTCAATAACAGAATATGCACAAACTAAAGCGATTAACGAGAATAAGCAATGGCCGGGGCTTAAATTAGTTGAAGGAATTAGTCGACGCAAATGGGTTGACGAAGACCAAGCTTCTAATGCAATTTTTGCGCGTTGCCCTGAACTTTCAGAAGATGAGATTTTCAATATGAAACTTAAGCCGATTACTTCTATTGAGAAGTTAGTAGGCAAAAAGCGTTTTGAGGAAATACTCTCAGATATGGTTATCAAGCCACAAGGCAAACCTACTCTTGTACCGCTTGAAGACAAGAGACCAGCAATGGGATATGCTCAAGCACAACTAGATTTCAAAGAATAATAACAACTTAAATTAAAAGACAATGAGTAATCAAGTAAATTCAACCAAGGTTGTAACTGGCAAAGTAAGATTTTGCTATGTAAACGTGTTCGAGCCCACAGCTATGAATGAGGGCGATACTCCTAAGTACAATATCTGCGTTCTTATTCCTAAGAGCGATACGGCTACTATTGACAAAATCAAGAAAGCCATAGAAGCTGCAAAAGAAGCAGGTAAGGCAAAACTCGCAGATAAGAATGGCCGTATTCCAGCAAATCTCAAATTGCCTCTGCGTGATGGCGATGAAGAACGTCCGGATGACCCAGCATTTGAGGACCACTATTTCATCAATGCAAACTCGATGCGTCAGCCGAGCATTGTGGACCGCTCACTCAATCCAATCATGAGCAGAGACGAGTTCTATTCAGGTTGTTATGGCCGCGCTTCAATCAACTTCTATGCTTTCAATGTTTCATCCAAAGGCATCGCTGCTGGATTGAACAATCTCCAGAAGCTCGAAGATGGAGAGATGTTGGCTGGTGGCTCAACAGCTGAAGAAGATTTCGGTGGAGATAATGCTGTTCAGGATGACGATATGATGTAATTTCCTCTCTGCATCAATGAGTATAGTAGTTTAATGGTAAAACTTACTTCGGAAACCGTCTGTGGAAACTAAGTAAATGTGGGTTCGAGTCCCGCCTATACTCCTATTGGGATAGTAGCTTAATGGTAAAGCAGCGTGGCGCCACTTAAAAACAATGAGAGCAAGATACAGGTTCGACTCCTGTCTATTCCGCTATTATAAATATCAAATAAAATAATAATGACAAAAAATCTTTTTATAGATGTTGAAACATATTCATCTGTAGATATTAAAGAGTCTGGAGCTTATAAGTATATTGAGTCACCAGACTTTGAAATTCTTATAATAGGATATGCTTTAGATGATGGCCCGGTAAAGATAGTAGATTTGGCTCAAGGTGAAGAAATGCCTAAAGAGTTTGAAGAAGCTTTGCTTGACCCGGATTGTGTAAAAGTGGCACATAATGCAGTATTTGAGCGCTTGAGCTTTAAGCGTATAGGATATAATGTTCCAGCAGAGCAGTGGTATTGTACCTCTGTAAAAGCTGCGTATTGCGGTTTACCACTTTCTTTGGACGGAGTATCAAAGGCTCTTAATCTTACAGATAAAAAGCTAGATACTGGTAAAGCGCTTATTAAGTACTTTTCATGCCCATGTAAAGCAACTCGAGTTAATGGAATGCGTACACGCAATTATCCAGAACATGCTCCTGAAAAATGGGAAATGTATAAAGAATATAATAAATATGATGTATTAGCTGAGCGTGAGATATTTAAGAGATTAGAGGCATATATCATTCCTGATATTGAGCGCAAGATGTATGTGCTTGACCAGAATATAAACGATAGAGGTATTTTGGTTGATATGGAATTAGCAGAGTCTGCTATCGCAGTAGATAACACATATACTTCTATCTTAACGCAACATGCTCAACAGCTAACAGGGCTTGAAAATCCAAACTCGCCTGTTCAAATTAGGCAATGGATTGAAAAGACAACAGGATGTGTTGTTATGTCACTTTCAAAGGAAACAATGCCTGATTTAATGAAAGAGTTTGCAGATTATCCAGATGTTATCGAGTTGCTTAATATACGCAAAAAGCTCTCAAAAACGTCTATTAAGAAGTATTATGCTATGCTTAATTGTGCCATGAAAGACCACAGAGTCCGTGGTACATTTCAATTCTATGGTGCAAATAGAACTGGACGATGGGCAGGTAGGCTATTGCAATTGCAGAATTTATCAAAAAATCATATATCACATATAGAAGTACCACGTGAAATGATTAGAGCACGTGATTGGGAGTCAGTTGAGATGATGTATGACGATGTTGCAGATATTTTGTCTCAGTTAGTAAGAACAGCTCTTATACCGCCAAAGAATATGAAATACGCAGTTGCAGACTTTTCTGCAATTGAAGCAAGAGTAATATCTTGGCTTGCCGATGAAAAATGGCGATTAGATGTATTTCATGGCGATGGTAAGATATATGAAGCAACTGGAGAAAAGATGTTTGGAGTACCAAAGTCTGAAATTAAAAAAGGCTCAGTGCTTCGTGACAAATCAAAAATTTCAGAACTTGCACTTGGCTATGAAGGCGGTCTTGGCGCATTAAAGCGCATGGGTGGTGATAAAATGGGTCTTTCAGACACAGAAATGATGTCACTCGTACGAAAATGGCGCATGGCTAATCCTAATATAGTTGATATGTGGAAAGAGATTGATGAGGCTTCTAAAGAAGCAGTAAGATACCACAGAGCCGTTAAGTGCACTAGTAAAAATGTTATATTTGATTGTGACGGTGAATTTATGACAATAGAATTGCCTGTAGGCAGAAAACTATTTTATTATAAGCCTGAATTCAAAGATAAGAAAATAGGCCGTTCTACAGTTCCAATTCGTAGCCTGTGTTATAGAGGTATTGACCAGACAACAAAACAATGGATAAGTATAGATACGTACGGCGGCAAATTAACAGAAAATATTGTGCAAGCAGTATCAAGAGATTTATTAGCTGATGCTATGCTTAGAATGGAAAAAGCTGGTTATGGAATTGTTGGTTCAATACATGATGAGGTAATAACAGAAGTTCCAGAGATTAATGCACAAGAATGGTATGATAATTTGGTTAAGATAATGTCCACTCCTCCTTCATGGGCTTATGATTTACCGCTTAATGCTGACGGTGGAGTTATGGGCTTTTATCAAAAGTAATGATTATGCAAGTAGGTAAATTAAAATACGATGGTAATTTGAGCATAGCAGTTGGACTAAATGTTTCAAGTAAAGTATGGAAAAATACCAAAACTACTTGGAGCAATTTAGTTCAAAAGCTAGCTACTCCTGTAGTAACCGCTGAAACATATAAGCGGTTTATGAGTGCCACAAAAGAAGAGCAAAGTAAGATAAAAGACGTAGGCGGATTTGTAGGCGGATTTCTTACAAATGGTAGGCGTGATAAAACAAATGTACTTTACCGCCAGTTAATTACATTGGATATTGACTTTTCTCACGAGAACCTTTGGTGGGACTTTACAATGCTATTTGATTGGGCTGCGGTTATTCATTCAACTCATAAGTCATGTCCTGAAAAGCCACGACACAGATTGATAATTCCACTTGATAGAGAAGTATCGCAAGAAGAATATCAAGCTATTGCTCGAAAAGTCGCTGGAGACCTAAACATTGATTTGTTTGACCAGTCGACTTTTGATGTAAATAGACTTATGTTCTGGCCGTCTGTATCATCAGATATGGAGTACTACTTTGAATTTCAAGACGGACCTTTCCTTGAAGCTGATTATATTCTTGGGCTATATGATGATTGGCATGATACGAGCGAATGGCCAACTGCTACAGATAGCACAGATGTAATAATGCAAGCTATCAAAAAGCAAGAGGACCCAGAAGATAAAAAAGGCATAATTGGTGTTTTCTGCCGTACTTATACTATACAAGAAGCTATTGAGACTTTTCTTTCAGATGTATATACGCCAGCTGGAGAAGGACGATATACATATATAAATGGCTCTACAGCTGCGGGCTTAATAGTCTATGATGATAAATTTGCATATTCTCATCATGGAACAGACCCTGCTGGAGGTAGACTATGTAATGCATTTGACTTAGTTCGCATACATAAATTTGGCCATTTAGATACAGGCAAAGAAAAAGAAGACAAAGATAAAAAGAGCTTTAAGGCAATGGAAGAATTTGCTTCTAAGGACTCTACAACAAAAAAGCATATTGCTGAAGAAAAGTTTGCTGAAGCTAAATTCGAGTTTGCGGAAGAAGCAAAAGCAGAAGTTCCTGAAGAATATGATACTTCATGGACAGAAGAGCTTGATGCTAATACAAAAGGCGAATATGATAATTCTGCCAATAACCTGAATATAATAATTCAGCATGACCAATTCTTAAAAGATGTATTTAAGCTAAACATTTTTGATAATAAAAGATATGTTACACGTTCGTTACCATGGCGTAAAGTCGATACTGCGGAGCCTCTTCGTGATGTTGACTATTCTGGTGTTCGTAATTACATTGAGTGTGTTTACGGCATTGTGTCAAGTCAAAAAGTGGATGATGCGCTTGCGCTTGAATTTGAAAAGAAAAAGTTCCATCCGATAAGAGATTATATATGCGCTCAAAAGTGGGATGGTATACCGAGAGTTAATACATTGCTAATCGATTATTTTGGAGCAGAAGATAACGCTTATACTAGAGCCGCCATTAGGAAAACGTTGGTGGCGGCTGTTGCGAGGGTATTCGAGCCAGGTATTAAGTTCGACACAGCACTTATACTTGTCGGAGAACAAGGAACATATAAAAGTACTTTCGTTAAAAAGCTCGGCATGGAATGGTTCTCAGATACATTCACGACTGTGCAGGGCAAGGAGTCATTTGAACAGATACAAGGGGCGTGGCTGATTGAAATGGCAGAGCTTTCAGGCCTTAAGAAAGCAGAAGTAGAGTCAATCAAGCACTACATATCAAAAAGAGAAGATATGTTCAGGCCAGCGTATGGTAGAACAGTAGAAACATATAAAAGGCAATGTGTATTTTTTGGTACTACTAATAACAAAGATTTCTTACGTGACCCGACAGGAAATAGACGATTTATGCCTATAGACGTAAGGCCAGAATATGCTACAAAGTCTGTAAATGATGACCTTACACAAGATGAAATAAATCAAATATGGGCTGAAGCATATCAACTATATTTGGCAAAAGAGCCTTTATACCTCGTTGGTGATGAAGATATGATTGCTAAGATTGAGCAACATAAACACTCAGAAGCAGATGAGCGAAAAGGTATTATTGAAGAATATCTTAATACTAAATTTCCAGATGATTGGGATAAAATAGACCTGTACGACAGAAGACGTTGGCTTGAAGGCCCATTGTCTAAAAACGGTACAGTACAAAAAGATTTTGTCTGCATTGCTGAAATATGGTGTGAGTGCCTTGGTAAAGAAAAGAATGATATGTCTAGATATAATACAAGAGAGATTAATGAAATTCTTAGGTCAATGCCTGAATGGGAAGCTATAGCATCCACTAAGAACTTTCCTTTATATGGTAAACAGAAATACTATAAACGTAAAGATAGCTTATTATGATAGCAAATTTTTATAAAATGCAATACGGAAATTACCGTAATTCTGTGCTTCTTGTAACAAGAAATATAGAACATATTCCATCTGTCAAAACGGTCGTTATATACAATGGCCAAAAGTTTTGTGTTGACAAACTGGAATTTAATTTGGATAAGCGTGAGTATAACATTTATATGGCCAGATTATGAATAAAAAGACGGTAGACAGTGAAAAAGTTGTAGAGCGCAAATTGGTTGAGCTTGTTAAGATAAATGGTGGTATGTGCATAAAACTGTTGTGCGACCAACTTATAGGCTTACCAGATAGAATGTGCTTATTTCCGGGCCATAAAATAGTTTTTGTGGAATTAAAAACAACTGGACGAAAGCCTATGCGTATACAGGCATATATGCACAATAAGCTTAGAGCTTTGGGCTTTAGAGTTGAAGTAATAGATACAGTAGAAAGCGTAATAAACTTTGTAGATGATATTGTATTAAGCAAATGAAAGAAAAAGATTTACACGGCTACCAAAGAGCCACGGTAGAATTTATACTTACACATCCTTATTGCGGAGTATTTCTTGACCTCGGTTTAGGTAAGACAGTATCAACACTGACGGCTGTAAACTATTTGATGTTTGACTATCTTGAGATTAACTCGGTGTTAGTCATAGCACCAAAGCGAGTAGCTGAGTCAGTTTGGCAAGAAGAAGCAGAGAAATGGGACCACTTAAAGCATTTGCGCTTTTCTAAGATTATAGGTACTGCTAAACAGCGAATAGCAGCTGTTATGGAAACAAAAGCTGATATTTATATCATATCAAGAGATAATGTTGCATGGCTTTGTGCTTTATATGGTGGAGGCAAATTACCTTTTGATATGGTAGTAGTTGATGAACTTAGCAGTTTTAAGTCTTATAAATCAGAGCGTTTTAAGGCATTACGTAGTGCAAGGCCTTATCTTAAAAGGCTAGTAGGACTAACTGGTACACCTGCTCCAAATGGACTTATTGATTTGTGGCCTCAAATATATCTTATGGATAGAGGCGAGCGCCTTGAAAAGACAATATCCAGATATAGAGAAAGGTATTTTCGGCCAGGTCAAACGAATGGTCATGTCGTATATTCATACGATTTGATGAGTGACTCAGAATATCTAATACATAAGAAAATAGAGGATATTTGCATAAGCATGAAAGCCGATGATTATCTTGAAATGCCATTTAGGACAGATAACTATATAAAGCTTAGAATGCCTGAAGCTCTAAAGAAGCAATATGATGACTTTGAAAAGAATAAAGTGCTTGACTTAATAAGTGCTACTGAAACGATTGAGCAAGAAGACGAAAATGGTAATTCAGTATTTGTTGAAAAGCCTGTGGAAGTAGACGTAGTCAATGCCGCTGCCCTTTCAAATAAATTACTTCAATTTGCCAATGGAGCTATATATGATGAAGAAAGAAATGTATTTCCAATTCATGATATTAAGCTTGAAGCTCTTAAGGAGATAATTGAAGATGCAAATGGCCAATCTGTGCTTGTAGCATGGACCTATCAATTCGATAGGGATAGAATCATGGAATATCTTAAAAAATATAAGCCAAGAGAGCTTAAAAACAATAAAGATATTAAAGACTGGAATGCCGGCAAAATACAAGTCATGTTAGCTCACCCAGCATCAGCAGGTCATGGGCTTAATCTTCAAGCAGGAGGTAGCATAATAGTTTGGTTTGGGCAAACATGGAGTCTTGAATTATATCAGCAGTTTAATGCTCGATTATATCGCCAGGGACAGCAAAATCATGTTGTTATAAACCATTTAATTTTGCAAGGCACTCATGATGAAGATGTAATCAGAGCACTTAAAGCAAAAGATAAAAAGCAAAATGCCTTAATGGATAATATAAAAGCAAAAATCGACAAATATAAAAAATTTATGTAATATGGGACGTAATGGAAAGCAAGCACCGGTATTTCCGGAAATGGTAAAATTTGTTAACGATAATGTTGGCAAAGTAGTAAGTTCAAAAGAAATTTTGCTTGGTAAAGAGCCAGGTAGAAACTCAGAAACCGCATATCTTTATAAGTTTGTAAAGCTTGGATATGTAGAGCCTGTAGACGATAATAGTTTTGTGAAAGACAAAACAGCAAGCTTTAAGGTGATAAAAGAATTTCCTAAGCATTACAATTCTGTTATGTTTATGGATGAACTGAGAGTAGCAAACGGATTTATATCTAATAGTCACGCGCGAAAAGTATATTAAAATATCAAGGTTAAAGGTTGGAGATATATTCTGTTATCGCAATGTAATATATGAGGTAGTTATGAAAAATACATGGTCAACTACATGTAAATATATAAATGATGATATAACTCCTATTCCTAAATATCTTTATTGTGATTTTAGTAATTATACAAAAGTAGAAATATGAAAGCAACAGATGTACAAATAGGTGGTAGCCATTATAAAGATATGGCTATGCAACCAATAGAGCTTATAACTGCTTTAAGATGCTCTTTTATACAAGGATGCATTATAAAATATATTAGCAGGTATAGAGCTAAAAATGGAGTGCAGGATATAAAGAAATGTATTCATTATGCTCAGTTAGCTATTCAGTTAGGAGATAAAAGAAGATGCAATGATAAAACTCTCTCTCTTAACATAAATAAGTTTATTATTAAAAATAAGCTAACGGTACTTCAGCGGAGAATTATTACTCAAACTGCATATAATAACTATGAGCAAGTTATTCAATTTTGCAAAGAATTACTGCAAATAGAATATCCAGAAGAGCAATAAAATCTGGCCGAGTTAAGAAGTGTTAAGTGGGTGCATTTTATAATGAAAAAATTTTCTATTCTCGGAGAAAATTAGTATATTTGCATATCTAAATAAAGATAATAAAATGGACAAGAAAAGAACCTTTCAGCAAATAGCCAAAGATATAAAGTCAACATGGCTTAATGTATATTTTGGTGCGGTGCCTTATTTAGAGGCAATGTTAACACTTGACACTTCAGACCCGAATGATATGTATCTTTATGATACTGCAGGAGATATTGTTAGATACTTCTTGGCAAATGCACAAACATTTAGAGGTGCTGATGCAAAAAGATTAAAAGCAGAACTAAAATCGATGCTGTAATGGATGAGATACTTAAACTGTTAAAAGAGAATAACGAAATGCTTAAGGAAATACTGGTTTTCCTTAGGTATTTCCAAGAAAATGACGATATGAGGCAGTTTAGTATAAACGTTGCAGCAGACCTTTTGTAGAAATGCTTGAGAATAATCCAGAGTTAAAATATAAAATAATAAGCAGTTTTAAATCATGAGTAATATATTAGAACAAGCAAATCAGATTGTGAATGAGCGCTCAGAGGAAAAAGAGCGTCAGTACGGGCCTTTTA